GGGAAAGAAGTCAGTAAAGTGCTAATAATCAAAGATTCAACACCTGTGGAGATTAAATGAAAGCGAAGATCATAATCAAAGATGAAGTAAATGTAAAAATAGAAGGGTTAGAATTAGATACTCGTCGTAAACTAATGAGGACATTTCAGTATGAAAAACCTGGAGCAAGATATCTACCAAGTGTGAGACTTGGACGATGGGACGGCAAGGTTAGTTATTTTGCTCTAGGTGGTTCAACTTATCTCAATCTATTAGACAAGATACTTCCTATTCTGATTGAAGAAGGGTATGACATTGATTTAGATGACAGAAGAGTAAGTCACCAAGAACTAAACTTCAATGAAATAACGGAAGACTCATTTTCAGATACACTATGGCCTGAAGGCCATCCCGCTGTAGGACAGCCAGTTGTACTCAGAGATTATCAAGTAGAGATTGTAAATAACTTCTTGAAAAATCCACAGTGTATACAAGAAATCGCCACTGGAGCGGGTAAAACATTGATGACTGCCGCTTTATCAAAGTCTGTAGAAGATTATGGTAGGTCAGTCGTGATTGTTCCCAATAAATCATTGGTGGTACAAACTGAAGCAGACTATAAAAATCTTGGTTTAGATGTTGGTGTATATTTTGGAGAGAGAAAAGAGGTTGGTCGTACTCATACTATTTGTACTTGGCAATCATTAAATGTTTTATTGAAGGGTGCCAAGAATGATGTAGTAGATCCTGATCTAATTCAAGAATTTTTTGAAAATATTGGATGTGTTATTGTTGATGAGGTACACATGGCAAAGGCAGATGTCCTCAAACAATTATTGGGATCAGTATTTGCTGATGTCCCTATTCGATGGGGATTAACTGGTACTATTCCAAAAGAGGAAATGGATCAAGTATCATTATTGGTATCGATTGGACCAGTGATTGGTAAACTATCGGCGAGTGAGTTACAAGATCGTGGTGTATTGGCAAACTGTCATGTGAATATTGTTCAGTTGAAAGATCATGCTGAGTTTAGTAACTATCAATCAGAGTTGAAATATCTTTTAGAAGAACCAGCACGATTAGATAAAATGTCTCAATTGATCATGAAAGTTAATGAAACAGGCAATACATTGGTATTAGTTGATAGAGTAAATGCTGGTAAAGAATTGATCAGTAGAATACCTGACGCTGTATTTGTTCATGGTAGTACAAAACTGAATGAAAGAAAAGAAGAATATGATGATATCGCTAATGCCGATGGTAAGGTCTTAATTGCCACATATGGTGTAGCGGCAGTTGGTATTAATATTCCAAGAATTTTTAATTTAGTACTGATCGAACCAGGCAAATCTTTCGTAAGAGTAATACAAAGTATTGGACGAGGTATTCGTAAAGCGGAAGATAAAGATTTTGTTCAAATTTGGGATATTACGTCAAGTTGTAAATTTGCCAAACGACACTTGACGAAAAGGAAGGCTTTCTATAAGGAAGCAAATTATCCATTTACAATGGATAAGTTAGATTACTGAGGAGACTATGAGAATACTAACACTTGACGAGGGCGAAGCCTACAACTTAGAAACATTACCAGATGAAATTGATGACATGAGATTCGCTATTCTGGATAATTCTACACCATCTGATGTAGATTTTTTCTACATACCATTGATCTTTTTGGAGACATTCAATTCACCAGCATTGGTATTGAGAGTGGGCGATAAGGTTGTAAAGATGCCAGTAGATTGGCATATCTTGATTGGAGAACAGTATCATGGTGATTTAGAGGCATTGCCATTGTCTAGTTTGAATGATCGTGGATTCACGGCGTTCCAATACAATCCAATGTCATCATTCTCACCTACATTTTTAGACATTGAGATTATGGATATTTTCCCTGAAGTAACATGGTATGCCCCAAGACTTAGAAATGGACAGTTTTTATGTGTACCATTAGAAGAAGGTCCAAATCCAAGATGTGTTTATTTTATAAAAGAGGTAAGTCGGAATAGTGAAGTTGTTGACTATTCACAAGTTTTTTGATATAATAGAAATATGGCACAGAAGAAAACAGACAGTACAGAAAAGTTCGAAAAACAAGATCTCAATCTATTTGAGGTCTTGGCTGCACTTGATAAAAAAGACTATGGATATTATGGTCGGCTAACTGAAGAACAAAAGAAAAAGTTTGTACCGTTTATGATGTTACATTGGATGAGTGCTATCAAGGGTAATGAAGGACTATCACGATATTATGTGATGAGCACTGCTGAATATGGCAATAAGTATATGTTCAATGAGAATGTACAGAAACATCCTGAGTTACAATGGATGATGTTATGTGCTTCTAGTCCAGGAGTAGGGAAACAGTTTCACCAGTGGATTCCTCATATTAAAGAACGTGTAGCAAAGTTGAAAGAAGTACCAAAGAAAAAAGATATTCAGGAGTATTTTAAGAAGATATATTCTGGAGCGAGTAAAGAAGATTTATCATTACTCAGTGATGTATTCATTGAGGGACAGAAAAAGAAAATGTATTTGGCAGAGAAATTTCCAAATCTTAAATATGATGAAATAGAGGTTTTAAGTGAGCTTGTATCTGATGACGAAATCAAACAATATGAAGAAGACTACGGAAACTAATTTCTCATGTGACTTTTGTAATAAATCGTTTGCTAGAGAATCAACGATAGCAAAACATATGTGTGAGAAAAAGCGTAGATGGAATGAACAGGATTTGCCTGGGAATCGTATTGCATTTCAATCATGGTTAAAATTCTATGCTAAAAACACAGCGAATACAAAGAAGAGATCTTATCTAGATTTTATTCATTCATCTTATTATCTGGGATTTGTAAAGTTTGGTCATTATTGTGTTGATATTAAATGTATCAATGTCAATCGTTTTGTAGATTGGTTGTTGAAGAATAATAAACATTTAGATAAATGGGCAAGTGATACCTTCTATACAGAATTTATTATTGATTATGAAAGGACAGAAGATCCACTAGACGCTTTGGCTCGTAGTATAGAGACAACATCAGAAATAGCGAAAGAGTATGGCGTTCCTACTCATGATTGTTTGAGATATGTAAATAGAAATAAGTTATGTCAAGAGATTACAGCGGGAAGGATTAGTCCATGGATGTTGTATCACAGTGCCAGTGGAATACAGTTGATTGAAGATTTAGATGAGACACAACAAAAGATAATATTGGATTATATTGATCCAGAAAAGTGGGCAATACGATTTAAGAGATATACGGATTCAGTAACACAAGTAAAAGATTTATTAAAACAAGGAGGGTATTGATATGCCTAGAGCAAGAGACATTGAAATGTCTTTGAGAGATAATCGTAACTATATCGGCGAAGCGAAAGCCATGATGAAAGGTTTAAGTGATGGTGATTTGTACAGATTGTACGATATCGTGACTAATCAATTGCAACGATCAAACAGTCGTGAAAGAGATAAAGAGTTGCTCGCGGTAAAAAAAGTAATTGAAGGTATCAAACATTTGGATGAATTCAAACTTCAACGGTTACGTGAAGGTTATGGAAGTATGGCATCTAATGCTAGAGCGAAAGATGGCAATACTGAAAAACATAAGCGGCGAGTATGAATAAAATCACTGATTCTCCTGGATATTTTATCTTGGAGAATTATATTGATGAAGGATTTATTGATAGTATCAACAAGAAACTTGATACACTTTATCCTGTGCGTGCCTCAAGTAGTAATCTATATAATAAACAATATGCCGAAAAAGATGATATAGATAATCTACCTGATATGGCAGTTTGGTGGAGTCAACATACTCATGATTGGCCTGATATCATTTCAATCAATATTGGGTTGATGGATATTGTAAGAAAATATATGCCAGATGCTATTTGGCAATCGAGTGATATTGTGACGATGATGCCGGGATTAGAATATTACAATCCTCATGTAGATACGCCTCATCGTTTTGATAAATGGAATGAAGATGAGCGATTGCTTGGCATTCAATGTATTGTTGCTTTACAAGATATGACACCTGAGACAGGAGTGACAGGTATTGTACCTGATAGTCATCAACAGGATTGGGATATAAATGAGTGTTACAGTGGCACATACAATAAGTATTTCATGGATAAGTATGTCCAAAACACATTGACAAAGG